TGCCATCGTTCCTTGGGCCATGGGCGCTGACCCTTGGGCCAAGAGCGGTGGTTCGACAAGGTTGACCTGACTGAGCGCGGACGCCGCCAGTGGCGCAGGCATGTCGGACGCAGCCCGTTGCGGCGGGCTTGCAACAGGTTGCGCGGAAGACCGGGGACCTACTCTACCTCTTTGGTACAGGTTTGTTTCAGGGTCATATTCAATTCCCTGCTGACCACCTTCGCGTTCAACTCTGTCTAACTCTTTTTGTTGCTCGACGGATTCTCGGATCACTTGCGTGGGAGGCCCGGCCATAAACTGGTAGGGCCGCAAAGCTTGGGTTAGTCTCTTGTCGAATATAAGCTTACCCTTCTTACTAAGACGTGCTGTTTCAGTAAGAAGAAGTTTAGCCATTGAAGGGTCCACGAGGGCGTCGGAGACTAACGACAATACGGCACTTTCTCCACCAGATTCAAATATTCGACCCGCTAACCTTCCGCCTGTTCCTGCCATTACGAGTGCCGGTCCCCCTGTAATCGTTGCCAATTTGACGCCAGCTATGCGGCCAAGATTTCTGACAAACTCACCACCCCGGAAAGGTTTCTCCAAATGGTGGGGGGATGCTCCTGCGATTTTTCCTGCTCGTTCTGCCATGCCCAAAGACATCTCGTCGTTGAATATCTTCAACATGTCATAACTGGTCATGTTTGAATCCCAAGGTCCTACACGGTCCGGGAAAATCTGTCTCAAAGCCGTTTCGTTTTGCGTCAACAACTGGTTTATCTGGGAGGGGTCTAGGACAGCTTCCCCAGGCATCCTCCCAGCGGTTGAAGGATCAGATAGAGTTTGTCTTAGCAACTCGTCGAAAAAAGCCCTCTGAAAACCAGCCCTTGCGGCTCCTGTTTCATCGGCGTCGAGTATTTTGAGCGTTGCCGCAACGGTTGTTTCAAAGTTTGCCGGATCGGCAAAAAGCGTTGCTGCTACGACCTCTGGGTCTTTGTCTAAGAAAATGGAGGCGCTGGATCTGTCAGCTTGGATTTTTCGTACAATGTCCCCAGCATCTAGAACAGACGCCAGATCATCCAGATTCTGCGTAGCAAGTGCCTCATCTATAGTTCTCCTAGAAGGGTTGTGCAGAGCTTTATGACGTTTCGCTAATTCGTCGCCAGAGGTAGCCAACGTTTCTATTTCTTTCCCGAAACCCGGGTAAGATTCTTCAACCTTTGAAATTGGAAGAGCCCAAGAACGGATGGCGTTTTGTACTTTTTTAGGGTTTAAAGCACCGGTTGAGTCGAACGCTATTAACGCAAGCTGATTCAACACCTCTTCTCTTAAAAGTTGGCTGGACAACTTTTCTGAACCGGGCCCCCCTGTTCGTATACTTTCCCAGGTAAGACCCTCTAGACCGGGCGTCAACTTCGCATCTGGATCTACAACGAAAGCCCCATCTTCGCGCTTTAAGAAAGGGGCTTTCACCTCTATTAGAGCCGCATCGAACTCATCAAGGCTACCCGTAGGAACTCTTCCCGGAGCGGTTTTGTTGTCATTAATTATTTTTGCCAGAATTTGATTGTGATCGACCTTGGTCCCTCGGTCAGCGGCAGTGGCTAAATAGTCCGCCACATAGCCTCTTGTGAATCTAGTATTTAAATCGGCACTAAATTTTCTCGCAGCGTCGTAGGCTGCTGTCGTTCCTGCGTCCCCGAATATCTCCGGGTTTTGCAACCAGTCCTCAATGATATAAGTCTGTGCGTCATTGGCTATCCTGGCGGAGTTATTACCACCGGTTCTGGAAGCGGCTCTTGCTGCTTCGTTCAATAACGCAGTTCGTGTTGCAAGAACTTCGTCCAAAGTATCAACGTTATCTAAAATCCCATTCGGGCCCATTTCTATTCTTTCATCCCCTGCGGTCGTTGTGGGGACGATATCTTCTTCAAGGGATCTCAACTTAGCCCGCTGGGCCGTGATGTCGTCGTTGAGCTTAATAAGTCTGGGGTCAACGGTATCCCCGGACAAATCAGAAATTTGTTGTTTTTGACCGGCTATTTGTGTTTCTTTGGTGTCTATCCTTGCTTCCGAAGTATTAAACCCCATTTCGTTCAATTCAGCTTCTAGCTGGGATAGTTTACGCTGGGCCTTTGCGAGAGCAGGGCTCTGGTATGGTCGGGATTCCATCTCGGCCTGTCGAGCTTCTAACTCAGCTATTCTTGCACGGGCATTGCGGATTGCGGCGGGAGTTTCTGGAACGGCCCCGGCGGCTTTCGCCATGGAATCCAACGCTTCGTCAGAAAGAAGACGGTTTTTACCGGCTACTTGATATAAAATAGAGGGTATTTGATTTCTCTGGGCGACAGGTGTGGACAGAATAATCTCGGCTGCTTTGTCCCCAATCAAAGCCATGTTTTGAGGAGATATTTCTATCTGGTTTGCACCAATGTTTGTCCACAAAGCTGTTTCGATTTCCCGCGTTTCTCTAAATGCGTTTTGAACACCTTCAATCGCTCGGTCAGCGTTTGCAATCTGTCCGCGAGAGAGAGCCTCCGGGTTATCGATCATCGCCTTCAATTGATTGTAAAGAAGAGCGTCGGTTGCATGAGTGGCTAATGCATCATCAGCAAGCTCCGTCAGTCGTTTTACGGATCTTTCTACATGCGCGGAGGCGGCGCCAGGATCTCCATCAAATCCTCTAGACAAATCCCTAAAAACTTGTTCGGCAACTTTTAAACGTTCACCCGCAGCCCTTAGAACTTCGTTTTTGATTGGCGAACCCGTTTGAAGCCAAGACATTGCGCCGTACATATTATCCGAAATCACTTTGAGTGCAGTTCCGGTTTCTTTTAGAGACTCAACAGAGGGGGGTCGGTTTCCGAAAACGGGAACCTCGCCATTTATATACTTCCCATACACCGCGTTCTGTGAAAGTTGCGCGATAGCATCAATGTCCGAAACACCTTGGCTACGAAGGGCGCTCCAAGCTTGTGCGGCCTGTCCCATTTCATCTGAAACAGTGCTGAAATACATGGGAGTGCTAACAAGGGTATCTTGTCCGGGTTTTGTCGGAACGTTTTCCATATCCGTTAAAAGTTTTACTACAAGGGGCTCGTTCCCCTTGATGCCGGGTATGGACGCAAGGTAACGTGCAGCCAATCTTTGCTGACCGGGCCCAGTAAACGGTTCTATAAGGCCCCTGAACATGGGAACGCCCTGCCCTTTGGTGGCAGCGGTCACCGCCCCCATTGCTTTTGACAGGGCAAAAGGTGCGGTTAGACCGATCATCAGTTTTCCAGTGGGACCCCATTCTTCAGGGGTAATGTGAATGGCCCCTCCAGAAATGGCTGACAGCCCCAGGTCTTTCGCAATAAAAAGAGGAGTCCCCGGTATAGTAAACCGTCGCCGCGTTTTTTTACCCACCGCAAAGTCGGCACCGGGAGAGTTTGCAACAGAGTACAGGAACCGGTTCAGAGTCGTTGCATCCTGCAAATCCTCTACTTTCAGTCCTTTGGTAACGGCCTTTGCGCCCAACCGGGAGGCCCCTGAAACCGTCAAGCTCCCGCCAAAAATGCCGCCAAAAAATGCGGCGTTCCTCTGTGCTTCTGAATCCTGTTGCGGAGTCAAAAGACCGGGTTGGCCCATGTTGACCAAAACTTCATCTAGCAGTTTTCCGGTTGCGCCGTGAAAAGGCATAAGTTCTCGGTTAGGATCAATGACAACAGCCCCTTGATAAAGAGCATTCGGGTACTCAGTAGAGTACAAACCAAGGGCTTGACCAATTCGTGGCTTGTCTTCCAAATAAGGGCTACGTGGTTTAGGTCGTTCAAAACCAAACAAAGACCCCACATCCCGGGCAAGGGTGTTAGTGCCAACTGGACTAAACACGTAGTCCAGCCCCCGAGCTATAAGTCCCGGCATGTCCAACATGGATGGCAATCCAAGAAGTCCCTCGCGCGCAAAAGCCTTTGCTGCCGTCTCCGGGACAGATTCGTATTCTTTAGCCGCTTGGTATTCGTCGGGCAATACTTTTCGGACAACTTTTAACATGTTGTCCCAATCGTCTTGGGTTATTTGGTCTACCCCCTGACCCGGACGGAGGTTAAAAGTAAAAGAACGGGAACCCGGTCTTGGTGGACCTGGGAGAAACGCCCCTTCCGCCGTCATTTCCCCGTTAACCAAAGAACCAATGTTGACAGTGAAACGCTGCCTTTGGGAAGCCTCCAAAGCGGGGCTGTAACTTAGAGTACCTTGGGGATCAACCGTCTCTCCCGGGAGCAGACCCCCTGCGGGAGCTTGGGAAGGGACAAATCTTGGGTCCTCTTCTGTAATTGGTCTAATCGTTTGACCGGCGAATGTCGAAGGAGATCTCACAAAAGTTTTTATAAAAGAATTTACGACATCGTTCTTTATCAAGTCTCCTACGCTTGGGTCGGACAACATCTCATAATATGTACGATCCGATTTAGGAACATTACGGTCCCTAGCCCGGGGGTCGTTTAAGACCTGTTCATACGTTTGTTGTTGTAAAGTAGCCATGTTTTCTAACCAGTTATTGTAGCGTGTACGATCCGTCGGATTCTAAAACTACCGGTGGAGTTATGTTTCTTCGAGCCCCGAACACTCCCAAGAACCCTTTAAGATGCTGTCCTTGCCTTACAAATTCCTCGACGGCATCTTGGTCAGATTTGTTTGGGTACGCCTCCCGGGCCGAAGAAAGAACGCGCCTGTAAAGATTTGCGGTAGACTCTTCATCGACGTTGCCCGACATTGGAGAAATAGCTCCCCCACGGCTTCCCGGAATAATTCTTCCAGAGGCCGACTCTGCCGCTCTTTGGATAGTATCAGAGCTTCTCCGGAACAATGCAGCGGATTCCCGTGCGCGCCTTCCTTGTCTAGGATCTACGTCGCGAACCGAAGACCTTTGCAGAGCGCGAGACGTATGATCCAAATCTGTTAAGAACACCGGATCAAACACGGCGTTTAAAGAAATACCCTGATTGATTCTTCTGTTAAGTCCGTTGACATGGCGGTTTTGCAGTTCGTGCAATTTTGCAAAAGTCGTCGTATCAGAGTCTCTGTTTCCCACAAAAGCAGCCAGCAAGATCTCAATGTCCTTGTCCGAGGGCCGTGAGTCCTGAATCATGTTGAACGCACGAATCTTGTACCTGCTTAACGCACCAAGATACTCTGCGGCTCTTTCAAATTCGGTAAGACCTATACGCTGCCCCTTCTGTTTTTGGGCAGCAGATTTTTCTTTTAAAAATTTAAACACTCGTTTTTTGAGATCTAGGTCGGCGGCGTTCAACTGGTTGTCGGGCTTTGCTATGTCCGCCCATTTGTTGCTGGGCATTGCCGCGTATGTTTCTTTACCAGCGGTTCCATCATTACCGGTCCACGATTCAACAAGTTCACCCAGACCTGAACCGCGCAACTCTGCAAGCCAAGTACCGTCAGAGAACCACGCACCGCCCTGATCCTTAAAACGTAACATTATCATACCATCCCGGAGAGCATCCGTGTCGTCCTCCAAAGCGGTCTGAAGGTTTTTAGCCTGTGCTCCTTTGCCAATATTTAACGCTGCGGCGGGTTTAAACACTTTAGCCGCTTCGTTGTATTTAGCCGTTGCTTTTTCAAAAGTTGTTCGGAATTTATTGTCATCTAATGTTATTGCGCCCTGTCCTTCGGCTACCCCAGGAAGATTCTTCCACAGACCGCTAAAGAGAAGTATTTTTTCTTCCGCATCCCCAAGGTTTCGCGTTCCTCCGTATACCTGCTCAAAAGCTTCCTTTATAGCCGAAAAATTCCTTCGTGAGTTCAAGACATCCCCGGAAGAAACAGCTTGGGTAAAACCGGGATGGCTACCGGTGCCAAGCTGTATGTTTTTGCCGCCCCTTGTCCACGGTTGAAATATGCGTGGATTAACAACCGAACGGGTAGAACGGGCGGACCCTTCCGGAACTGTAACCATGGAATTGACGCGGGGATCTAATTGAAGAACGTCGCTCGGCACGGAAGTCACTTCTTCAGGATTTCGTCCCATGAGTTTTCGTGCGCGGGCGTTGATTATGCTGTTAAGAGCGTCTGTACGCTCGTCTGGTTGTAAGGGAGTCAGTCTTTTAAGATCTGTCTGCGTTAAAACTTGTTCCTGGATCTTCTTCCTAACTTCTGGTTCAAGGTCAGTTCTCAGACCCACCGCAGACTTATATGCGTCGTCTAATACAGGGCGCAAGCTCTGGTACAACTTGTCGTCGGATAGAGTTTCCCAAGCCTGTTTTTGGTATTTATTTTCCAAAAACTTTCCGTCTTCTCCGATTTCTTTCCACCGGAACACACCCGGAGACGTCTGCATCAGAACAGCTTGGATAGTCTTCTGCTTGTTGTCCTTAGTAGTTACCGTGAGTTCTTTTGCGGTCGTCCCAAAAGGCTTGCCCCCTGCGGGGAAAGGTTCTTCAATGTCCGGTTTATTTACTGTTAGTAACTCATCGGCGTCCGCTTGAGTTATGTTAACAGTTCTTCCTTTGACATCGAACATCGACAAACTTCGTGTCGGGTCAAGTTCGTGGACAAGACTATGCTGGTTAACGCCTTCTCCCATTTCTATGTTTTTACCAAGTATGCTTTTCGCTTTTATAACCTGCTTTTGAGTTAAATCATTTCTGACATACAACCTTTGCGTCTTAGGTTCTTTATAGTTAGCAACATCGGTTGGAAAATAATGTGTTCCCGATATTGGATTTACATATTTGCCGTTTTGTATAGCAACAAAACGTTGGTCACTACCTTTCCAGTACAGTTGTGGAGAGTACTGGGTCTGAGGACCCGTTTTTGTATCTGGTATCAGTTGAACGGCTTGCATAACATCTCGTTTTACAAGTCTAGACCCACCTTCCCCGTCTGATTCAGGAACCAAAATTACTCTCGGCTCTCGTGTTGCCCCGGTGGCTTTAATTGCGGTTGCGGGCTTGCGGTACTCGCTCAACTGTTCACTAGGAACTTCTTCCAGCGTACCGTCGTTTTTAATTGAAACATATTTTGGAAGATTTGTTAGTTTATCAACTGTAATAAAACCTAAGAAAGCACTGGTTTTACCGTCTACCGTGCGCTGTAGGTCTTTGGTTGGGGTGTAATCCCTTTGTACCAAAGACCTAGCCAGCGCGAAGCGTTTGTCTCTTGCCGCGTCTTCCTGGCCCAGACGTTGCTGAGTCATGGTTAATGCAGCTTGCGACAACCGGGCTTCGTCCGCCCTTTTAGCGGTTTTCGCTGCTCTTCGCTGCTCCATTAACCTAGTAGCAATAGGGGAAAGGTCCCCCGCAATAGGGGCCATAAGCTCTCTGGACACCGTGCTCACAGGAGATTCGCCGCGTCTTGGGGCCGCTCCCGCTGACGCGAATCCACGTTGGGCCACAGCTAAAGCCGCCTGAAACTTGGCTAGATTTGTGGCGTCCTGAAACTGCTTGTCGTAATCGACAGGACCTAATCCGGGCAAACTGGAAACCATTTGCCGTTGTTTAAGAACGCCTTCTTGCGTAAGTTCCGTGGGAGAAAAAACTCCCTTTTTCTTTAGTAGATCGGCTATTCCTTGGGTTTTGGCGAACGGGTCAGGCGAAGCGGTGGCGTTTAAAGTTCGGATAAAACGATTCCGGGCATCTGCGCCGGGAGGTATTGTTAACCCAACCAGGTTACCATCTGAATCATGGATTCTACGTGTCTTATACTCCTTGAGTATCTTTGGATCAATCTGTAGGACACCGTTGCGTTGTGAAGACACTGCCATGGATACCTCCGGTGAAGGGGCGCGCTTTTCGGGTTTATCAGCAATTGGGTCGAAAATCAAACTGATCCAATTGGGAAGCAATTGGGACAGGGGGTTCTATCGGAGAGGCAGCGGACGGTCCCATATTAGGCCATGCCTTGGCCCATGGGCCCTACACCTTGCATCATGGCTTCTAGAACCATTGGATCAACGCCCGTGGCTTCCGGCGCAACGCCCATGATCCCCTGACCACGGGACATCCCACTCACCGCATTTACAAGGGCCCCTGTTTCAGCGGCCATGCCATCCGCCACAACCCCTTGTGAACCAATAGAGGCTACTCCTCCCATGTCTTGGACTTCTTGCAACTCTTCTTGCATAAGAGAACCTACGCCTTGATCTATCTCTGCAAGTTGGAGGGTGGGCTGAACAAGAGCCAGAACAGAATCCGGTGTCCTGTTTGCGTCTTCTTCACCTACAACTTGTGCCAATTTTGCACGGTACGTGCCAATGTCTGCGTCTTCTTCCCAGACAACGTTCATCAAGTCCTTGAAATCGCCCGCCATGTCCATACTGGAAATCGACCGACCGACCTCTTCGTTGACGGCATTTGCAATGCCCTCATCACGAAGTTCCCCGGAAACGGCCTGTAACTCCTGATCGGCTGCTTGCAAGACTTCAGGGGGAAGGTTTTGTGCCTCCTGATAGATCTGTGCCTCTTCTTCGGGCATCATAAAGGGCATGTCCTCGACCTCCATGGGAGGCATCATGCCGCCGTCTTCCATGGGAGGCATCATGCCGCCGTTAGCCATCCGAAACATCTTTCTGTCGTATATACCGGCCATAGGTCTTTCCTTGCTAAAATAAGCCGCCCAGTTGTTTGGCAGCGGCTGCTGTCCCGAGAAGTCCCGTACCAACACCCGCTACCTGTTGGAAAGCAGAGGGGGTTGGAGTACTGGGGGATACCTGAGATCCAAGAACGGTTTGCGTGGAGGGTGCTCCCTTGTATATGTCGGAAAGGAAGGAAACCCGGCTGTAGGGAGCGAACAACTGGCGCTGTATGTTCCCTCTTTCTGCATCTAGTTCGGCCTGTTGCTGGCGCTGCTGTTCCTGACCCAATTGCTGCTGAGTGGCAAGGTCTCGGACAGCGGCACTCTGGGTAAGTTGCCCCAGACCCAATTGCTGACCGGCAATTGCTGCCTGCTGACCTCCAAGGCTTCCGTACAGACCGGCGATGCCGCCAAACAACTGGGACTGGGCCTGTTGTCTGCGCTGCTGATTTTCAAAAGATGATTGTGCCGAACCTAAAGCCTGCGTGAAATTCTGTGAATTCAATTGTGCAAGGGCCCGCGCCCGGGAATCCGCTAGGTTGCGATCCAGTTCTGCCCCCTGAATTCCAAACCTGCTTCCCCCAAATGCGCCCGCCCCAACGCCCTGTGCGGCAAGCTGGTTCCGGGCTATGTCACCCTGCCTGTTTATTTCGGCAAGAGTGGTGTCAATTACTTGCTGCTGAAAAGGGTTGGAGTAAGCCGACAGGTTTGTGGGCGAAAACAACTGTCCGCTTCCGGCAATTGCCTGCTGGGCGGAGGATATGGGGGCCTGCGCCTGACCAAGAGTAGCAAGACCCGTCCCTAAAGTTTCGCTTCCGGTTTGCAGGAAGGGCTGATAGCCTCCTATACCTCCGGGTCTTTGTGCTTCCGTCGCCGCTTGTTGTTGCAGACCGGAAAGACCGGCAATTTTTTGTTCGGGTAAAGTATAGGGGGCGTCACTTAAATCCTTAGCGGACCTAATAAGTCCGAGCTTCAGGGCTTCTATTTCCGGGGCTTCCCGGACAATTTGCTCCTGTATCGTTCTTTCAGGCATGTCTAAGCCCTCATCTCAAAGTTCCGCATCATATTGTACAGATTTTGTGCCCCAGCATAACGGTTGCCTTGTCCCGTGGGGTCTGCGCCTTTGACAGCCCGAGAATTTATTACAAACTCACCGTCTGAAAGCATGGCCGGGATATCATCAGAGGTCTCGGTCCCCGGCCCTTCAACTAGCATTTTCCTGCGCGGAAATTCGACCATGCCGCCGTGGGCCCCGGTCAACAATGACCCAGTACTTGGCACCAGGTCATACGCTGTCCCAACCCGAGGGGAGGCTGGACTTACGGATTGGCCGGTCAGATTTGCTACGAGGTACTTGTTCGGGTCTAACTCGAATCTAGTTTCCCCGGTTTCTGTTGGAACAGCCCCTAGCAAGTCTTCCTGGGTGGGATTATCTTCTTCAGTTTGGTCGAATGCGCCACCAAGGTACGCCGCCCCACCAGCTAGGGCTAAACTAGGACCGTACTGTTTAATAATCCCGGGCGAAAGGTTTTCTTTCGCGGCGGCAAAAGCCAGTTTTCGGCCCTCCTCGCCCCCGTAAACCGTGGGATTATTTTGCATTAACTCCGCCGCCTTGACGCCAATGGCTTCTGGGGTCGGGTCCGGAGGAAAGAGATAATCGGCTGCCGTGTCGTACGCTTTCCCTGCCGTGTCGTACGCTTTCCCTGCCGTGTCGGACAAGTCCGTGTACCACGGTTTAACGGATGCTTTGGGTACGTTTTCAAGATTCAAGCCCGTCTGGGGTACATATGATTGCCCAGTATAGCCCGCCGCAACAGGAACCCTCGCTACCGGTGCTACAGAAGCACTGCCTGGTAAACCCTGTGCGATATTTACAAAAGGTGCATTTGAGCCCAGACTGCCCGCGCTTGTCCCTTCTACAAAAGTCGCGGATGGATCAAACGCCGCTGGTGCTATTGCCTGTGTTGCCGGTACAACGCCCGCTGTATTGGGTACAAAGCCCGCTGTATTGGCCCCCACGTCTCCGAATCCGAGTGCTCCTTTGGCTACGGATTGGAGGTCACCGCCACCAACGCTGGAAAATAGGGCATCCCCCGCACTCCCGCTGGCGGCAGCGACGTCGGCACCATACACGGCACTCGTAAGAGGGTTGTTCGCACCCCATGACGCGGCATATTGTGTTCCGCCGGGTACGGTTGTGCCACCGGTAAAGGTGCCGCTCAGTGCGTCTCCAATATTAGCGCCTCGGAATGCGGCACTCGCCCCGGACATAAGCAGGGTTGTTCCGCCAGACATTAACCCGGCTTTTAGGGCGTCACCAAGGCTCCCGCCCCCCACTAAAGTCCCTATGCCGCTGCCAAGAAAGCTGGCACCAAAAGTACCCGCACCAAAAGCCGGTCCCAAGAAGGGTACACCAAACATAGCAGCCGCAATTGGGATAATAATCGGGGCTGCTTTTTTGATGACCTTGAAGACCTTCTTGACAGCCTTTTTGACGGATCGGAAAATGCTTTTAAAGAAAAATTCGGGAAAACCAGTAACCGGGTTTATGCTGTTGAGAGTGTCCCCCACCACGAATTCCTGTGGATCAAGTCCCATTTCACGCATCTGACCGAAAAGAAGTTCTTTTACCTTCGGATTGGCGTCCAAGACCTCCATGGGAACAACTGTTTCCCCTTCGGCGGCGTGAACCACATAAATGTCGCCATTGCGACCAAAATCAGCCAGTTTCTGAGCCTGTCCGTGGAAAGAACCAAGACCTACTGGCGCTAATTCATAATCAGGCGAAGATTCCTGAAAGGATCCTATTCCATTATCTAGTGTGTAATGAGTTTGTTGTAGCATTACGAAAGCTCCAAAACACTGGCAAAGACATAGATCTTCGACGCTGTATCACAGTTTAAAATGAGCGTGTCGCTGGCCTCTAAAACAAAAGGGCCCGCTAAGGACACGTCTGCGAGAGTTCCTATACTGTTCTTTTCCAACGTAACCGTTACAGAAGCGGAACTATCGTTGATCTTCGGGTACACTACTATAGTCCCGGAATGGCTGTTATAAAGGTTTATGTTCTTTACCACAGCCTGTGTCGCTGCGGGGCAGGTATAAAGGGTAACATCTCCTGTCGAGCCTACCAAACTAGCAATGTTTTTATACGCCGAAGCCATTATTCCATGAACCACGCTACGCCATTAGTGTCATCCTCTCCGCTTATCACAGAAGGGAAGTCCATTTTCGTCAAGGCCATTTCTAGATCTCTTAGGATTCTCACAAAAGTATCTACATCGTATTGATCCGGAGCCATAGGCATAGCGTGATCCAGTAACTTCGCCATTACCGTCTCCCGTCAGGTCTTAGACCAAGTCTGAGATCCCCCAAAGTCCATGTTATATCCGTTGTATCGCTTTCAATTCTGAGTGCAGCCTGTCTCGACCGGCTCCGTAGAAAAGCCTGCTGAGTGGAAGCTTTAACGGCATTGGTGGAGTTCGTGGCTAGACTGTCCCCAGGGTAGTTCCTTGTTTTCAGGATATAATTTACATAAGCCTCTGAATCACTGCTCGTTATGTCTATATCGGGTATCAAACGATCCATGAACATGAACTGCTCACCATCCCCAAGATCGAAATCAGCGGACTCGATGAACGCCGTCATAGCGGAACCATCGTCATCCTCGCCGTTTTCATGCACATAGATATAGTTTGTATCACTTTCTTGTCCGGAACCTCTTGGGTTGTTGTGAATTCCGTAGTCCACCCAAGCAGTTCGTGAAAGAGTGCCTAGATCCCATGTGTTCTCTGTATAGTTAAATTTAACGTAGCGGTCTATTTCGGACGCATCGGCGCTTGGATAGAACCAAAACACTTCGTCAAACATCCTGTTGGATGCGGCGAAGCATTTGAAATTTTGTTCCAGGTTGATATCATCAAAAACGTAACGTAGAAGAGTGCATGGAATAACCTGAACACGGCCCGTGTAGACAAAGAAGTTTTCGCGGTCCATCCAGAACACTTTGTCTCCCACAGTCGTGACGGCATTCGGTCCTACTATGGACACATTGTTTGCCAGCATACTGATACCAAAAGTAAACGGCGGTCCTACAAAACGCATGGCATGAAGAGACGAATCCGTCCAGACAAGCATCTCTTGACGTGTTTTTTGGGCAGCAATTATCTCTGAACCAGAGGAAATTCTCTGGGAGCCCGCCGTATTAGTAGCCGTAGGAGTCCAGTCAAACGGACTTTCCTGATCGGACCAGCGAATCATTAACAGGTCTTGGGCTGTATTTCCTATAGGATTGCATCCGAAACAGACTATATGGCGATCTGCACCAGACACCATCGTCCTTCGTGTAACGGTCGGGGAATCGGAAGCCCCTGTTTGAGAAGCGAAAGTTGTGGCCCTGTTTCCCAGGCCGAGTGTCTTATCCCAATAGTAAAGTGCGCCGTCATAAACATTAAACGCAAGATCCTCGCCCCAGTTGTCTTGAGCCCATAGCCTAATATTTGCTCCGGATGATACAGTAGTGTCCGAGGCTCCTCCGAAGCCTATGAAATCATTAGCTTCTTTAACCCCCACACCATCATCGTGTGCCGCTGCCGTAGTCCCCCGGACTCCTCTTACAACTCCTGCATTAATTGTGTCGGATGATTTGCCCGTGTACTGAAGCAATTCATCGTCAATCATTACAAGCCCAACAAAAGTTATGGTGGCACCACTGGAAGAACTCGCCGCCGTAGTACCATCATCTCCTCGTGTTAGATCACCGAATACATTATCTACGTTGGTTCCATAGCGAATATTTTCGCTTCCTATCTTAATAGTACCCTTACTGGGGAAACCAGTCGTACTGGCCCCGGCAATAGTTGTACTGGAATCGGTGAGATTTGCTCCCGTTGTAGTAGCCGCTGTCTCAAAGTCCGTGGCACTCGTCAGGATGAAAGTTGTATCAGAATCGCTTATTCCGCCACTATCGTTCAAAGTAGTCTGTGAATAACCTGTACTTAAACCTCCCCAAAGACCTGCTCCAAACCCATTACCCGCTACAACCGTGTCAATACCCGTATTTATTTGATAGGTGGCAACAACAGAAGAACCCCCGCCAGCAGTTGACCCGGAAGAAGCGGAACCCCCGGTCGATATTGTGTAACTGTTTGAGTCTACAAGGGTGATCTTATGCTCCGTGTTTAACTGGGCCACCGTAATTCCATCCGTGGCCGTCGCGCCGCTCAACGTGACAAAATCGCCGTTCACGGCTCCGTGACTAGGTGCAGTAACCGTTACAATACCACTAGATGCAGATCCCGTTGTAATGGGGTTTGTCCCTAAGGTAGTCGTAGCTCTAATGGGAGTAACATCGTTGTATCCCCCACCCTCTTCTATATAGAATTTGCTTTCTGTTCCGAGGCCCATGTACTTGGAGCCGTCCAACGCGGACCACACATGAAGAGACCGGCCCGTTCCTTGTATGGCATTGCCACTAAGACGGGTCCAGCCACCCATTTTCTCAGGGCGACCTTTGCGAAAACGAACTAGGTCAGAATTAAACCAACCATTTTCATCTCCGTAGGATGTAGTTTCCCGGTTAACTCCTGGACGAAACTGTATCTTTGATAAGGGCATCTTATATTTTCCAAAGCATTCCAGCGAGTAAAAAAATAACTGCTCCAGCGGAAGTAATCATAATCAATTCTAAACGCTTTATTCGCTCAATGGTTTCTTTCCACCGCTCCGCACAAACAGCTTCATGAGTATCTAATTTTCCCTGTACTTCTTTGACGGTGGTCATTGTCCTATGGCCGTCTTTCTTCAGACTCTAGTTCGGGCCAATCGCCCAGATCGTCACTGTCAAGTAATGTTGCCATCGCTGCTGTATCGGCAGCACTGTCTATTGCCGCCTCCATCGCAGTAGCTTTAGTTCGTATTGCGTCTCTCCAAGTTTGCACATTAGCAGGTATAGCCGTGCTGTTATCTGCTTTGCGTATAACCATCCAATCTGTTTGACTCAATAATGCGCCTTGTTGGTGCTTAACGGCCTGCTTGAGTTCAAACCTAACGCCTCTCACCACATTATCGCCGGACCCTGAATCTGCGAGAGGTTTATCGGTACTATTTATTGTACCATCAGGATTTTGCGTCCAAATATATAATCGATCATCCGGTGGAGATTGCGGAATAACCTCAAGCAGTCCAGCGGCTTTTTTATCCTCTGGAGACCACAGGTTCCATTGAGGCGACTGGTTAATGCCATTGTCATCGATCCAAGAGTGGCCTTCTCTTACAACCCTGCTTCCATATTTAAACATATTAAACCCTACCTTGCTTTGGATGCCTTATTGTCTCGCATTGGATGTTTTAAAGGGAAATGTAGCAAAAGCCGCATAAAGATAAATGTACCCAGATGTATTTTTATCCGCGTCAGATGTTCTAACCTTAAAACCGTTCGATAGAAAATCAATGGCTCTACCCGAACTGTCAAATTCGGCTGCGGCAGCGTTCGCATCTATCTGAGTATTCACTACGTTATAAGGACTTCTTGTTACATCCTCTATCCCCCAATAACCGCTGCTTCCAGTACTATCTTTTATCATCACCCAAGCAGGTGACATGCCCGGAGTATGCACCATGGGGCCGTCTGCTGTACCGCTTCCCGTATAATATCCAAACGAACTAAATCCCCAGACCTCCGCAAAAAGGTAGGCTATATAGTCTTCAGTATTGGTGTTGACTTCCACCCCTGTGCCAAGGCTGAACACACTACTTGTGGGGGCGGTGTCATTCCAGCGATCAGCGGAATCAACCGCTGCTGCTGTAGTATTTAGAACCATATAATCCGTTTGTGGGTCACCTGTCTGACCGGATAAACCTGCATGATAAACCTGCCACGCATCAGCCTGATCCCGGTTCTTCACGATAATCATCTTGGGAACGGCGGATAACGAATGTGAAATCGTTCTTGCTGACCCGTTACCTGTATAACTAACTATATCAAAACCTGGGGCTGCTCCCTCCAACCATTGCCAAGCAACAAAATTTCCTGTGTTGGTATTGACCTTGGAATCGGCTCCCAGACTAAAACCATCGCTGTCAAAACCCGTTAGGGTGTCTGCATCTGTTGTTTCTGCTGTCGTGGCATCAGAACTTAAAACCTTTGTGGCCCCTCTCACACTATCCGTAAGAACATGTGAGGACGATGCATTGCGATACTTGATCCAGACAAGATCCGGTTCAAAGGTCTTATTTCCGCTTTGATCTATTGATTGTGTGCTACCGTTTCCGGTATATGTTGTTGTTTGAAAGGAAGAACTACTGTTGACAACAGCACTGTCATCAAGATTGGCTGCACACGAAGCAAGAAATCCACTGGGGGGCGCATAGTAAAAATCTCCCTGATCGTTACCGTCAGCATTATTTTGTGCCGTCTTCTCCCCGGCAAAGCTGGAATCCTGTCCAAAGTTTGCCGTGTAGTTCTCGGCGACCGGTGGGCACATTCCAAACACATATTCCCCCGCCGTTATATTATAGGTTGGATCAGTACCATTGGCGGGATCCCCGGCGGAACCACCAGATGGTGTGTGCCAAGTATTATTCTTCCCTACCCACAGTTTGTTGTTATCTATATCGATGGCTAGTTGATAAATATCTCCGGTAGCACCGTCGCCAAAGGACGTTACTGTTTGCGTTCCATTGGTATATACTCCATTCCCAGAATATAACCCATAACCCAAGCCATACCCTGAGGTCGTATATCCAATGTAATACCCCCAATTTACCGCTGTTAAATCATTGATACGATGGACAGCAATTGGAAAACCGTTCGAACCGGTATGATTAACTTCCAAGGACTCTGCATACCACTTGCCACTAGTCATTGGAAATGTTGCAAGCGCAGTGTACCAATAGCTTGAAGTTCCTACGCCTTTCAGATTTCCTTCCTGTAAGATCTGACTTGCTTGCTTGTCCGTGAAACTTAACGTGCAGTAATTATTGGTAGGTGTATCGATAAGCTGATCGGTGGCAGCAATGTTTGTTGCCGTCCAATCGGAACCGCTGCCGCTGTTTTCCCCCATGGCAGAACTGTTCGAGAACGTCAGGTACATTTCTCCGCCAGACTTCTCTTTCGGAATCCATTGACCCGTCGTACCGCTTGTTTCCCCGAAGTCTGTAACAGCCGTAGTGCCTGTTCTCAGGTGAACATCTGCAGCGTACCCGTCAAAATCATCAAATAGTTTTGCGTTGCTAAGATCAGTAGTTGTACAGGAACCAACGCTCACGCCATTCACGTAAATTCCATTATTGGATGCGTATACGTGATACCAGCCACCGGAGTCTCTATAGAGCGCTGTCGTACTTGTTCCCTCGACCTCCAAGGTATCATCAGAGTTGAAATGAATTTCACCACCGGATGCGCCTAAGATTAAACTTTCCGCACTGAGCTTGGACCGTTTTATCCAGGCACTGAATGTCCAGGGTTCAGACAAGGTGTAGGTCAAGGATAGTTCTGCGCTGACACCAAACCGACAGGATTGGTCTATCTCAAAGACCCCGCCACCAGAACCAAACTGTGTCGTACCAAATACAGGCATTAGCTAAAAGCCTTCTGTACTGCACCAAGTTGAATAGACGCCGAAGCCTTTACAAAATACGGGATAATATCAACAGCACTTGCTGCGGTACTCAATGTAATGCCAGAACCTCCCGCAGTCTCGTAATCGGTACCAAGACTTAACGTTCTAGAACCCGTACCGTCCTGGATACAAACGATAACACCGGATTGGCCTACCTGCTCAGTCGAAGGGTTGACGAGCGTTACATTCCCCGTAAAGGTCAATACAAAATTTTGGTTGGCTCCGAAATCTAGGGTTACATCACCTGTGTTCGAAGTGTCCGTATCCGTAGTGGCTATGAGCGTACCGGTGACCGTAGTGCCAACAGAAGTCGTAGCAACCTTCACCCCGTTATTAAAATAAAGGGAAACAGCGCCATCATCGACAAAGGTAGCAAGGGTCTCTGACGTACCCAGAATGTCTACCTGATTACCACTCCCAATCTTTAGATTCCCCGTTCCATTGTCCGTAATGTAGGAATTAGATGCGTCATGATACAATTGGAGATCGCCACCGGCCCCAAGCTCAATCTTGGCATCATCGGGGAAACGAAGATCGTCAGTCCCGGTAGGAACTCCGCAAACTTCAGCATCGGCATCATTTTTTATGGTGATATCGTTGGTTGATCCTTGTCCTGTTAGGATAAGACCTTCTACCGAGGTATACCCCATCGTCGCATTATCCCCGGCGGACGTATCGCCATCGGCATTAACCGTAGCTGCCGTAACATCTCCAACGATATCTACATTAGTCGCACCTGTTGCTATTGTAATTACGTCTGCATCAGCGTCATTTTTTATGGTGACATCGTTAGTGGACCCCTGACCCGTCAGGATAAGCCCTTCCGCCGCCGTGTACCCAACTGCGGCTTTATCCCCGGAAGCAGTATCTCCTGAAGGGTTAAAAGTTCCAAGAGCCAGATTTGATACAGCATCAAAAACTGCCGCGCCAGAACCCGCACCATCCATATAGACGATTGCAGAGTTACCGTTCTCCACCGTTATATTGGCACCACTTCCCTGAGTCAGGATAACAGAATACGGACCACTGGATCCTGAATCCGTCGTGGCGTTAATAATTATGAAAAATACTTTTGCTGTATTCGGGGCGACAGTAACCGTACAGTTTGAATCCAAAGCCCCTGTGAATTTAATCACACGGTACATTCCGTTCTGAAGGTTCTCGGTTCCTGATCCAGGGGAGGCTTCCCTGACAGTAAGGGTAGCCGTATCTGCATTTGTTGTTATGGCAACAGAAGTATATGCCGCAATACGATCTATAATATCCCAGTTGTGGTTACTCGTTGTACCCCACGCACCGGACTGTTCCCCGGTAGCTATTTTTTCAATTCCGAGACTTGTCGAATATGTTGAAGCCATAATCCTATTCCTATGCCGCTATTTTTAACCAATCGGGCGTCTGGGAGGTGCCCATCTCTGACCAATCGGCTGTCTGTGATGCATCAACCGTTGACCAATTTGCTGTCTGCGATGCATCAACCAATGACCAATCTGGCGTCTGCGATGCATCAACCAATGACCAATCTGGCGTCTGTGAGGCATCAATTATACCCCATACATTAACATTGGATATAGCGCCCGTGGCGGATACGCCTGTAGCATCAACGGATACACCACCCGTAACAGTCGCCGTGCCAACCGCGCCCGTCCCGGAAACGCCCGTAACGGTAACATCAACTCCTTCACCGACCGAAACGGTGCCAATCGCGCCCGTGCCGGAAACGCCCGTAACGGTGACACCAATCCCTTCGCCAATCGTAACGGTGCCAACCGCACCCGTGCCCGAAACACCCGTAACGGCGACAATACTTTCACCGCCAACTGTAACGGTGCCAACCGCACCCGTGCCCGAAACACCCGTAACGGTGACATCAACTCCCTGTGTAACCGAAACGGAGACGGTGCCAATCGAACCCGTCCCGGCAACACCCGAAACGGTGACACCAATCCCTTCGCCAATCGTAACGGTGCCAACCGCACCCGTGCCCGAAACACCCGTAATGGTGACAATACTTTCACCGGAAACCGTGACGGTGCCAATCGAGCCCGTGCCCGAAACACCCGAAACGGTGACAATACTTTCACCGGCAACCGTGACGGTGCCAATCGCGCCCGTACCGGCAACGCCCGTAACGGTGACACCAATCCCTTCGCCAACTGTAACGATGCCAATCGAGCCGGTACCGGCAACACCCGAAACGGTGACACCAATCCCTTCGCCAACTGTAACGATGCCAATCGAGCCGGTACCGGCAACACCCGAAACGGTAACATCAACTCCCTGTGTAACCGAAACGGTAACGGTGCCAATCGCGCCCGTGCCCGAAACGCCCGAAACGGTGACGTTAACATCCTGACTAACCGAAACGGTAACGGTACCAATCGAGCCCGTACCGGCAACACCCGAAACGGTAACACCAACTCCTTCCCCGACCGAAACGGTGCCAATCGAGCCCGTTCCGGCAACACCTGAGAGAGTAACAATACTTTCACCGGCAACCGTGACAGTGCCAATCGAGCCCGTACCCGCGACTCCCGTAACGGTGACATCAACCCCTTCGCCAACCGTGACGGTGCCAATCGAACCCGTGCCCGCAACACCCGTAACGGTAACACCAACCCCTTCACCGACCGTAACGGTACCAATTGCACCCGTTCCGGCGACTCCCGTAACGGTGACAATACTTTCACCGGAAACTGTAACGGTGCCAATCGAGCCCGTGCCCGCAACACCCGTAACGGTGACATCGACTCCTTCACCGACCGTAACGGTAACGGTACCAATCGCGCCCGTCCCAGCAACGCCCGTGACGGTGACACCAACTCCTTCACCGACCGTGACGGTGCCAATTGCGCCCGTTCCGGCGACTCCCGTGACGGTGACACCAACTCCTTCGCCAACTGTAACGGTGCCAACCGCACCCGTTCCGGCGACTCCCGTGACGGTGACACCAACTCCCTCACCAACCGTGACGGTGCCAACCGCTCCCGTCCCGGCGACTCCCGTAACGGTAACCGATATATTTCCTTCTGTACTAACCGTGACGGTGCCAACCGCTCCCGTCCCGGCAACACCCGTGACGGTGACACCAACTCCTTCACCAACCGTAACGGTGCCAACCGCGCCCGTTCCGGCGACTCCCGAAACGGTGACAATGCTTCCACCGGAAACTGAAACAGTACCAACCGCTCCCGTCCCAGCAACGCCCGTGACGACAACAACAATGCTTCCTGCTGTACTAACCGTGACGGTGCCAATTGCGCCCGTCCCGGCAACACCGGATAGTGTGACAATACTTTCACCGGCAACCGAAACAGTGCCAATTGCGCCCGTCCCGGTGACACCGGATAGTGTGACAATACTTTCACCGGCAACCGAAACAGTGCCAACAGCACCCGTTCCGGCGACTCCCGTGACGGTAACACCGACCCCTTCGCCAACCGAAACAGTACCGACCGCGCCCGTGCCCGAAACACCCGTGACGGTAACCGATATATTTCCTTCTGTACTAACCGTGACGGTGCCAACAGCACCCGTCCCGGTGACACCCGTAACGGTGACACCGACCCCTTCACCGACCGTAACGGTGCCAATAGATCCCGTCCCAGCAACGCCCGTAACGGTGACAATACTTTCACCGGCAACTGTAACAGTGCCAACAGCACCCGTCCCGGTGACACCCGTAACGGTGACACCAACACCTTCGCCAACCGTGACGGTGCCAATAGATCCCGTCCCAGCAACGCCCGTAACGGTGACAATACTTTCACCGGCAACTGTAACAGTGCCAACAGCACCCGTCCCGGAAACGCCCGTAACGGTAACCCCAACTCCCTCTCCAACCGTGACGGTGCCAATAGCACCCGTCCCGGAAACGCCCGAGACAGTAACAGTAACACCTTCGCCAACAGTGACGGTGCCCGCAGCACCCGTCCCGGAAACGCCCGTGACGGTAACCCCAACTCCCTCTCCAACCGTGACGGTGCCAATAGCACCCGTCCCGGAAACGCCCGTAACGGTAACCCCAACTCCATCTC